TTATTTGAAGCAAGCTATCCAGAAAATAAAGGCGACTCATATGTCCATTTTTTACAAGGTAAATCCAAAAGCGACTTTTTTAAGGATTCTTTAGGCTGCCGACACGATTCGGACAATAAAAGAAGCATTCAGCAATTATTCAATGCCATAGATGTTTTTGTTAGCAAAAACTCACTTGGCCGTGTACTACGTGATACTATTGACAATGAAGTCAAACTTTTATTAGAGAAAAAATCAAAAGATAAAAGCGGTAATAAATCCGTAAAAATAGAAGATATATCCAAAGTTATTGATCAATGCTTGACTGATTCACATAAATGCAAAGGAACGTTTGTTGATTTTGTTAATATTAATGGTTTCCAGATTGACCCTCAGTTTGAACCCACTCCTAAGTCTGCTGAGAGCGCACTTACAATAGAGGTGGCTGATAACGACAATAATTTTAAATTGAAAATAATGCGCGGGGCTATTGGAAACGAACAGTCGAATAAACCTGTAATTCTCACTGACAACAAGTGCGAAGTTGTGATAAAATTGAGTCAGGCAGATTACGATGTACTTAAAAGATATAGAGATAGTTAACAATGACAATTGCTGATGACTTATCCAGATTAGCACAGATTTTTAATGGAGCCTCCAGCAGAGTCGAAGGCTCCTACACTGTTATAAGTCTTGAAGAAAGCACTGTCAATGTAAATGGCCCTGAACTAATTAGGTTATTACAGTCGATAGGTTATAAAAAAGCAAGTGACTGTATTGAGCAGAATGAAATTTGGCTAGATCGTCAAGCTTCATTTTGGGATGATTCTATAATTTTTGAAAATTTTGAATCCTTCTGGTATAGAGTAAATAACCAGAGCTCTCTGCCGAAAAATTATATTATCGGGACACCTTTAATATTTCCTACAACTAAAAATGAAAGCATTGAAAAAATCCATATTTTCTTTATGTGGAAAGACATCCTTTCGCTAATATCTGATCATCATAACAACGATTGCTCCGTCTTATTCTTCACTAATGAAGACAAAAGTTACACAGTCGAACTTAAGCACTTTTTACAATATAACGAGATCGACCAATTATCTAACCCGTCAATTAAGTATGAAATAATAAAGGAATTACTAGACACCGTTAAAATTAAAGACTTGCATAAAAGCGAGCGTAAACTAGTTATACGCTCAGCAATAAATGAAGTATTTAAAGCAAATGACGCTTTCAATTTCATTGAATTACTTCAACTGAACAAGTCAGAAAAAAGTATGATGAACTTTACGAGGTTTATACCAAGAGATTTTCCGTAAATAAAATACTTAATGAACTCGATGAAAAAAATCTTGAGTTTACTAGTAAAATCAATGAATTTATATCATCTAATCAGACTAAAGCACTGACTATTCCTGGTGCGCTTATAGCAGCAGGCGGTTTGGTTAAAGCTAATGAAACCACTGAGGCTATTTTAATAGTAACTGGTCTTTGGATGATAAAAAAAGTAAATTACATATCCATTGAGATATTTAATGAAACCTTCGATAACTTGCGTTCGCGAGTGGAATCTGCTTTCGATAAGTATCTGAAATTTGAAGAAAACAAAGAAATTAAGGATAATGCAGACAGTATAAAAAGTAGTATTATAGGTCTTATCGACAAAGCTATAAAAAGGATGAAAACTGTTAAATATCTCGCATCTGCCATGTTCTATGGAGGTCTTATCTATGTTGGATATAAACAGTTCCCATCCTTTTTTGAAAAATTGACAACGAACACATTCTATTTTTTATGTCACACTGTCAGTAATAATTGCTAGACATCCTTCAACAAACCCCAAAGCTGTCTGAAGTTCTTTACGAACAGTTCCATCACAACATTTTCTTTTTTTCGCAATCGTCCTCAGCGAGATCCCTAACACAAAGTGAGCGATTATCAGTTCGTATTCTTCAGGTTTGTATTTCTTCAATCTAGCAACACAACCATCAATCATAATCCCTTCATCGTCGTCACATTGCAGACGTGACTTCTTACCGTGCGGCAGCAACCCCTTAAAACCAGCTGCGATAGGTTGCCAGTCGACTCCACTACTATCAGCAACGGCCCAAGCTCCCCAGAGGTCCATAATTTCATACATATCGCGCATTTTTTCTCCACTGTTCATGCTAATACGCCGATCGCCAGCGCACGATCTA